AGCAATATCAGATAGATCTGGTATGGAATTTCCATACAAAGAAATGGTTAGAGAATGGAATGGATCATTTGTGCATGTATCTGAGTTTGAACCAAAACAACCACAATTAGAACCAAAACCTATGAATGGTGATTCTATATCTTTGAGACATGTAAGACCGGATAGAATAGAAACTGCAGTTCCAAAAATATTACCATTAAACGCTTTCACGACTACAAGTGGATCTACAACTATATCTGTTAATGAACCAGATCATGGTAGATCTACAAACGATAGAGTTAGATTTAGAGATGTAAGTGTAGTGGGTGGAGTAGCGGCAGCAACAATAAATTTAGCTGCAGGATATTTAATTACAAGAGTAGATGATGATAATTATACCTTTGCAACAGCCACAACATCTAGTATAACTGAAACAGGAGGAGGGGGCTCTGCATCAGCAGGACCTGTGACGGTAACAGCATAATGAAAAAAATTTGGAATTGGATAAAAAATATTTTTAAACCTGAAAGACAAGACCCACATCTTGTTATGTATGAAGAGGTTAAAAAACCTAAAGAAACAGAAAAATGGAAGTGTGGAACACATATTAGATATAAAAAAAGCTGTCCTATATGTAAAGAGTTAGCAGGAGAGGTATAATGGCAGGATTAAGTGCATCAGGATTAAAAACACAAATAAGAAGTTACACTGAAACAGATTCAAATGTTTTATCTGATTCTGTTTTAGAAAATATTATTTTAAATGCACAATACAGAATTTTTAGAGATGTACCTATTGATGCAGATAGAAAACAACAAACAGGTAATTTAGTTACTGGTCAAGAAACAATTAATTCTCCAGCAGGAGCTGTTTTCATAAGAGGTGTGCAGGTGTATGATTCAACATCAGCTACAACTGGTGCTAATGTTTGGCTAGAAAAAAAAGATGTTACTTATCTACAAGAATACATATCATCAACAGAATCAGCAAAAAGAGGTCAACCAAAGTATTATGCTATGTTTGGCGGCGCCACAGGGGAATCTGATACTACATCGGGTAGAATGATGTTTGCTCCTGTTCCTGACACTACTTATAAATTTAGAGTGCATTTTAATGTAGCTCCTGCATTATTAGAAGGTGATAACACCAATTATATTAGTCTTAACTTTCCAAATGGACTATTGTATTGTTGCCTATCAGAGGCATATGGTTTTTTAAAAGGTCCAATAGATATGTTGACACTATATGAAAATAAGTATAAACAGGAAGTACAGAAGTTTGCTAACGAGCAAGTTGGTAGAAGACGAAGAGATGACTATACTGATGGCGCTGTTCGTATACCGGTAAACTCAGCAAACCCGTAGGAGATTAAATTATGGCAATAACATCAGCAATTTGTAATAGTTTCAAACAAGAAATTTTAGTTGGAACACACAATTTTACTGCTTCTAGTGGGCATACTTTTAAAATAGCTTTGTTTACTAGTTCAGCAACTTTAAACAAATCAACAACAGCTTATTCAACATCAAACGAAATTTCAAACACGTCTGGATCTGCATACTCAGCAGGGGGTGCAACATTAACAAGTGTTACTCCAACTTTATCTACAGATACTGCGGTATGTGATTTTGCAGATGTGAGTTTTACAAGTGCTAGTTTCACAGCAAATGGTGCATTAATTTATAACTCTTCTCAGTCAGACAAAGCTGTTGCAGTAATAGCTTTTGGAAGTGATAAAACTGTAACAAGTGGAACTTTTACAATACAATTTCCAACAGCAGACGCAGATAACGCTATTATTAGGATAGCATAAGGAGGGCCTCCTTATGTCAGAGACATCAATCTGGGGCGGAGATGATCCTCTCGTAGCATGGAATCAAAACTCTTGGCAATCTAATCAAGCAACTGTTTCACTAACAGGTTTATCAGCAACAACATCAGTTGGAAGTGTAGAATCTTTTCCTGAACAAGGTTGGGGTTCTGATACTTGGGGTTTTGAAAACTGGGGTGAAAGTAGTTTAGACGTAGGAGTTACAACAGCAGGTGTTGGAACAACAGCGGTTGGTTCTGTAACCATTTCAGCAGAAATAAATTCAGGTTGGGGTAGACAAGCTTGGAATGATAACGCTTGGGGTATTCAAGGAACTATATTACTTGATGGTCAATCGGCAACAACAAGTGTAGGCTCTATCTCTCCTGCTGATGTAATGGGAGTTACTGGAGTTTCTGCAACATCAAGTGTTGGCGCACCTACTGTAATTGGTAATGTTGTTACTGATGACGTAACAGGAATTTCTGCAACTTCATCAGTTGGTTCATTATCTCCAGCAGATGTAATGGGTGTAACTGGACAAGCGGCTACCTCTTCGGTTGGATCAATATCTCCAGCAGATGTAATGGGGCTTACTGGTGTTTCTGCAACTTCTTCAATTAATGATGTGACTATAACATCAAATCCAACTATTTTACCAACTGGATTATCTGCAACCTCAAGTGTTGGATCAATATCTCCTGCAGATGTCATGGGATTAACAGGAGTTTCATCAACTTCATCTGTTGGGTCTTTAAGCCCTGCAGATGTCATGGGATTAACAGGTCAATTAGCTACAA